GGAAATACAAGAATGCTTACAAGGTTTGCCAACACAGACCATTGATGTTTACGCAAGACGCATTGAAGCCAAACTCAAGCAAAAGAACGGCTACGCCGAGGAGAAGAACACATGAGCGCTAAACCAATTCCAGCCGAAGAAGTGGCCGCCAGCATTATGAAAATCATGGATGAGGTCGCCAGTGAATATCCAGAAGAGGAGCGCGAAGAGTTGAAGGCGGTAATGCTTGGAACGCTGGGCATGGCGCTGTTTAATAAGCCAGTTGAAAAGGAGAAGAACACATGAAGTTTCACCCAGACTCCATAGAACAACTTCTAATCGCCGCCAACAACATGAAGGACGAACAAGGAAACTGGGCTGGCTCCATGGCAATGTACAGAATACTCAGCACACAATTCCTACACGAATACGTCTTCCCCATAGAGGACAAAGTACAAGAGATACTGAACAAGCATAGAGAAGAATCCCAAAACGCAACCAAAAGGAGTGAGAAATGAAAGACATCCAAGAATCAATCTTGACAGACAAAGAAATCAAACTGGAGTTCGCTTACATCTCTGGCTATGTAACCGCAATGACAGACGCAAAATTACCAGCAAACTTCGCCATCTGTTTGGTCAGACACATAGAGAGCCTATATGGCATTGCGCCACCAAAACCAGCAGATTTGCAAGAAAAATAAACATCGAGTTAAACTTACGGCTAATACAGCAAGACGGCTAAAGTAGCCGAAAACAGTTAGGGAGATGTAATCATGGGAGTTAGATTAGGCGGCAGGGCACCGGGAACGCCCAACAAGGCGACTTCTGACGCAAGACAGGCCATAGCCTCATTTGTTGACGGAAACGCTCACAGGCTCTCTGAATGGCTCGATCAAGTGGCCAAGGGAGTGCGTAACGATGAGGGCGAATATGTTGTCCAGCCCAACCCAGCGAAGGCGTTCGACATGTTCCAGTCGGTTGTGGAGTACCACGTTCCTAAGCTGGCCCGCCATGAGCATGCGGGTGACCCCAACGCCCCGGTGGTGATCGACACCCACTTGAACTTGTTCAACGAACTGAAGAAGGCTGTGAAGCTCAAGAAGCAGGTCGACGCCAATGAAAGTTGAGGACGTACTAGACGACCCCAAGACGCAGGAGATGTTCCTGCAACTGTCCACAGAGGACAGGGCTGCATGGCTGTGGTGGATGGATTGGCACTACAACAAGGCCATGGACTACCAGATCGAGCCGACTGGCGATCATTGGTCGATCTGGATGATGTTGGCTGGCCGCGGAGCCGGTAAGACACGCACGGCCGCGGAGACTATCGGTCAATGGGCATGGGAGAACCCCAACACACGCTGGCTGGTAGCGGCCCCCACAAGTTCTGACGTCCGCGGCACATGCTTTGAGGGTGAGTCCGGTTTACTGGCCGTGATCCCCAAAGAACTGGTTGAGCCGGATGGATATAACAAGAGCCTGCACGAGTTGTATCTCAAGAATGGCTCATTGATCAAAGGCATCTCAGCGAGTGAGCCTGACCGCTTCCGGGGTGCTCAGTGGCACGGCGCATGGTGCTTGCCTGCCGGTACGCGCATTCTTATGGCTGATGGGTCTCAAAAGCCTGTAGAGACTGTGAAGGCTGGTGAGCAAGTGCAAACACGCTTCGGCCCTCAAAACGTCTCAGTAGCATTGCCATCAAGCAATCCCAATATGCTAGTAACTATCGATTGTGGCGATACGAACTTGACATTGACTGTTGATCATCCGATACTTGTTGGAAGTCGGTGGATTCCCGCTGGCCAGATCAAAAAAGGTGAAATGGTATGGGTGGCTACAAGTACATTGGCGGTCGATACGCTCACAGAGTCATTTACGAGCAACACTATGGATCAATCCCAAAAGGATGGGTTGTCCACCACAAAGACGAAGACAAAAGTAACAACGATCCCGCGAACCTTGAAGCAATGCCTCGCAGCCAGCATGTCCATCATCACGCAGTTGGGCGCGAAGGATCTGATGCACAGAGGGAGGCAGCACGCAACACGCTGGCGTCTTTGCGCACGCCAAAAAATGCAAAATGCATTCACTGTGGTGCAGGCTTTGTTTCCTACTCCGCTTCAGATGTCGGCAAGTTTTGCTCCCGCGATTGCCGTGAGCAGTGGAGGCGAAACAAGTTCATACCTGAGCAACGCAACTGCAATGTCTGTGGCACAGAGTACACAGCAGTCAAGAGATTCCAGAGGTATTGTTGCAAGTCCTGTAACGCCAGATCAACTGAGCGCACCTATCGGGCTGAAGCAAATGGAGGTACTAAGCGTCGAACGCTTGGAGAACTGCCAGACGTACAACCTCACAGTTGACTACGTCAATGAGTACATAGCCAACGGCATCGTCGTACACAATTGCGACGAGTTGGCCGCATGGGATTACCTGCAAGAGTCGTGGGACATGATCATGTTTTCGGTTCGGCTGGGTAAGCGCACGAAGGTGATCGTTACCACCACGCCCAAGCCCAAGCCATTGATCATGGATCTGGTTGGCCGCGAGGGGGATGATGTGGTGATCACACGCGCCTCGACATACTCAAACATCAAGAACTTGGCGCCATCGTTCCAGAAGCAGATTCTTCAGTACGAGGGCACAAACTTAGGAAGGCAGGAAATCCATGCAGAAATCATCGACCCCGAAGAAGGGGGCATTGTTAAGCGCGACTGGTTCCGCCTCTGGCCGGGACACAAGCCCTTCCCCAAGTTCGAGTACATCATCCAGTCTTACGACTGTGCCACTAGCGACAAGACCCACAACGATCCAACTGGCTGCATTACTCTGGGCGTATTCAAGCCCCTCGACGGTGGGATGTGTGTCATGGTCATCGACTGCTGGCAAGACCACCTCACCTACCCCCAACTGCGCCCCAAAGTAATCGACGAGTTCGAAGTCGTATACGGCGAGGGCAAGGAGAAGAAGCGCGTCGACCTCTTATTGGTGGAGGACAAGTCGGCTGGCATCTCATTGATACAAGACTTGCAACAGGCTGGTCTACCCGTCCACGCATACAACCCCGGCCGCGCCGACAAGATTCAGCGCCTGAGCATCGTGGCCAACATCATCAAAGCTGGCCGTGTATGGGTGCCTGAGTCTGACCAGCGTAAGGGCTACGTCCGCGCATGGGCTGAGGGCATGGTCAGCCAGATCTGCTCCTTCCCCGAAGGAACAGAACACGACGAGTTCGTGGACTGCATCTCACAAGGCCTGCGCTACCTGCGTGACGGCGGCTGGATCACCATCGACTTCCCGCGGGACGACAGCGTGGACAGCGATGACATCGAGGACGCAGAGTTGTACAACATGCGGCACAAAGGGAATCCTTACGCATCGTGATCCAGTTAAACTGGACTGCAAAGTTATCCACAGCCCCAGTTAAACTGGACTCAAGCATTGTGTTTGCCACAGTCATCATGGCTTGGCATAATGCCGAAAACTCCCCGAGGTGCCCATGGCCAAACAACAAGGAATAACCTATGACACAGCACAAGAAGGCCCATTCTACCGAGTCCGCCCACATGGCGTTGCATCGGGCTTCGCAGCTACGAGCGGCAATATTGAAAGCCATCGGGACACCGGTCAAGGCCAGCAAGGACTATCACGAGACACAGTTCCGCAACCACTTACGGACGAAGCGGTCAAAGGGATAATCAAAGGCCCGGACAATGCCATTCGCCATGCGGCTGAGGCATATACAAAACAGCATTTAGGCAAACCGTACAAGCCTGTTGACAATTCATCCAGTTCATTGTCCAAGCAAGGCGCCATTGGACGCACATTCCTTCTGGCGGCCACAGATCACCCCGAGTACAAGAAAGCCGTATACGAGGCTTACAAGCGCCACATGCCTGAGCACGTTGGTGAGGCTCAAGACTACGATCAACTGCTGCAAAAAGCGTACGGCCACTTAGCCCATGAAACTAAGCGCCAGTTTGAGAGCCTACCAATCAACATGAGTTTTCACCGCAATGGTGAAGGCAACTACCAAGACAGCAAAGAGATGATGCGCGATGTGCATGGCCACCGACACCTCTATGTTTTCCAAGGCGGCGACCGCCATGACTTTTTGCATAACGTCCATCCCGAGTCGGGCTTAAATGACAATGAAATGTTCCGGGCGGTGCATGATGTCTATGGCCATGCCTTGCACGGCACGACCTTTGGCCCTCAAGGCGAAGAGAAGGCTTGGGCGGCTCACTCTGGTATGTTCAGCCAGTTGGCTCAAGCAGCCATGACGGCAGAGACTCGTGGCCAAAACAGTGTAGTTAATTACACGCCGTTAAATGCCCGCATAAAAGCTGAAGTGGCAGCGTTGGATGAGACTGCTTATGACGCCAAGCGCAAGGGCCGTATGGACTTGTTTGAAGCCGCCAAGGCCGAGAAGAAGAGCTTACTGGACAACCATTTCCAGTTTGCCCCTCAAAGGGCTGTGTTGTTGCCTCCAGAGATGAACAGTGGCAGTTATGCTGGTGGCATTCCCGCATACATCCGCCACTTGATCCAACCAGAAGGCGGCGAGACTGCGCAACTGACGCACTTCAGCCACGAACCGAACCTGACTATGACCGACCCAACCCGATATGGCACTGGCATCAAAGGTGCAGAAGCAAGCCGCTTACAAGAACCCGGCGCCGTGCGTGACCGGACGTATTTTTATGCTGGCAACCCAGAACGTGGTGAAGTTGGTTTGGGCACACATAAATACAAAGCGATGGTCGACAAGTTGTATGACATGGGCGCTGACCCGTTAATGCTGCGCAAGCTTGCCGTGGAGGCCAACAGGACGCCTCATACGTCCATGGTCAACCCCGGCTTGGTGGATCAAGTGCAGGCAGCCAATGATTACGAACGGCTCATCAAAGACTACGGATACAACGGCATGATTAACCGGAATCTGAGCATGCCAACTGCGGCGGTGTTCAACCCCGTGCCGGTACAAAAGTATGCTGACGGTAACAGCGTGAAGCCTTTGACGTTGCCGGATGTGCAT